GATATATTAGGGGGGAAGGCAGTTAGGCGAATGTTTGCTATTGCAGCAGTTAAAGTTAGCAAAGATTTGAGCAAAGAGATGAATGCCTCTGCACTAACCATTGAAAAGACCGCTAAAGAATTAGCACCTAGTTTTGATGGTAAATTACGACAATCAATAAAGCACAATATTGGTGAGCCGTTGAAAAAATATGTTTATTCAGAATTAAAATATGCACCTTTTATTGAATTTGGAACTGGGCATTGGGTTTTCGTAACAAAAGACGGGGATAGGGTTGACTCTAAATATCACAAATTTGCTGCAAGATTTAAGCAAAGTGGAGGGAGCGTTGACCATAAAGAATTGTTAGAGCATTTCAAAAGATATGTGAAGAAAAAAAAGTTTGTAGGAACGTATAGCGAAAAAACAGGGCGAAGGACAGGCAAAAAGAAAGATAGAGAGATTCAAGATAAACAAGCTGACCAACTTGCAGCTACTATAATGTACTTTGTGTTGTCGAATGGTATCAAAGCCCAACCCTTCCTAATTCCTGCCTATGAAATGGAAAGACCGAAACTAATTAAGCGGATTCAAAATTTGTTGCGCAAATGATAATGAAAAACCCTGCCATACCGATTAAACAGTGGTTAGTTACCCAACTTGCCGCATACTCCTACATTGATGTTTACGATGCTATGGTGCCTGCAATGGTGCCGGCTGAATACATTACTATCACCGGCAGAACATCTGGGCAAGAGCAAGGGAAGGAAGGGTATATTAACATGGTTTCCGTCAACATAGATATAACAACTAAAAGTAGTAACTTTGGGTTCAAACGTGCGGAGCAAATAGCGGATGCGGTGATGGGTGCGGTGAATAGTGATACGGTGGTGGTGTTACCTGTGGGATGGGATTGTAAAAATGTGGTTTTGGCATCGGTAACTAACCTCGAAGACTTGGATCCATTTGATAACACTTTTCGCGTAATTTTGCGTTATGAATTTATAATCAGTCAAACACAATAAATATGAGTTACACTTTTGTAAATGCGAGGGACATTATCCTTCAGTTAGATTTCGACAGAAATGGTTCTTTCCTTGTTGTTGCTTGCCTTACATCAAACTCAATGGAGATCACCCGTGATGCCATTGATGCAGATAGTAAGTGTGGAGATGAGCAACTTCCCGGTAATTCCGTTAGTCAAACAATCAGTTGCAGTGGTAATGCTATTGATCAAACTGGTACAGGTAGCCGTGAAAGCTATGACCGTTTGTATCAGATGCTTGTTAACCGGGATTCAGTTCCTGCACGTTTCGGACCTGCCGTTCCGGTATCAGGCGACATCGTTTATAGCGGTAACATCTTTGTCACTTCGCTTTCATTGGATGCAACTGACAAAGACCTGCTGAAATTCGATGCTGAATTTCAGGTACAGAATGCACCACTTACCCAAACAAAGACATACTAATTTATGCCCGTACCATTTGAGTTAAAAACTTCAACGGGCATTGTTAGTTTAATTTGGAATAACTGGGCGATGCACCGATTCTGTGAAATGAATGGCAACTTGCCAATAGGTAAGATGTTGGAAATGTACGATGGGCAATCCTTAACCTTTAAGCACGTTATCACAATGATTCAGGCGGCAAGTGAAGGAGCCGGCAAGGTGATAAGCGAAAGGGAAGCATCGCAGTTGATTGATGAAGGTGGTGGATTGCAGTTCACAGGTTCGCAGGTACTTGAATTCATCCAGTACACTATGAAGGCAATGGTGCCGGATATACCTGCTGATAAAAACGTACCGGAGGAAGAAAAAAAAAGTTAAACCATCGGGATAAGACCTGGGATGAGGTTATAATTCTCGCCATTGAATCGGGCCTGACTATTGAGCAGTTTTGGTCTATTCGCTGGCGAGATTTTTTATTATATCGCAAAGCCTATGAAGCGAAGCAGTTAGCGGAATGGCAAAGGGCAAGGTTGATAGCTTATGTTATGTACTGCACGAACACGGACACGAAGGGGCGCAAAAGCATAACAGATTTCTTACCTTTGTCAACGGACGAGCAACCGGATAGAGGGGAGAGATTGACACAGGAGCAGTTTATCGAAAATATGAAGAAATTATCTGAAGCATTAAAATAAAGCAATGGCACCTGAAAAACTCGAAATATTAATTAGTGCTGACAACAAGAAAGCCATTGAAGCTATGAAGCAAACTATCCTATCTCTTGATGGGGTAGAGAATGCAGCAGATAATACAGGGAAGGAGGTAAAGAAGTTGGGTACAAACTTTACAGGTGTTAGTAGGGTTATACAAGACTTGCCGTATGGTTTTAATGCGATTGCCAACAACTTAACTAATATCCTTCCTGCTGCTGGCGCATTAGGTTTAGGTATTTCGGCACTTGTTGCTGGATTGCAGTTTGCTCAATTAGGATTTGGGAACTGGACAAGAGGGTTGGGGGATAGTAAGGAGGCAATGGAAGGTGCAAAAAAAGCAAACGATGATTATATTGCTACTTTAGCAAAAGAAAAAACAGAACTTGACCTGCTATTCAAGACAATGTCTAATACGAATTTGTCTATGAATGTCAGGAATAATGCAATTGAAAAAGCAAGAGGTTTATATGGCACTTATTTGTCAAACCTTACTGATGAGCAATTACTTGCAGGTAATGTTGGAGATGCTTATACAAGATTATCAGTAGCTATTGAGAAAGCTGCAAAAGCAAGAGCAGCACAAGATTTTATTGTTGAAAAGCAAAAGCAAGTATTAACATTAGAGCAAGAGATTGCTAAAGAAAGAGAGAAGTTAGAAAAAAGAAAGTTAGATATTCAAAAAGAAGGTACTACTGTAACGCAAACATCTATGGGTGCAGTAGGGCAAATTTTAACTGTTCAAGAAAAATTAAATGTAGCTGAAGCAGGTTTTATTGCACGAACAAAAGATAAGACTGCTGCAATTAAAGTATTAAATACAGAAATGAATGCATTATCTCAAACCTATGAGGATAATGCAGATAATGTAAATACAAACACTACCAAAAAAACTAAAGCAGTAGAAGCCAAAAAACCAGTATTAGAATCAATAAAAGAAGAAACTGCAGAACTTGAAAGACAGATACAAGCATACAAGAATTTGAAATTTGCAATGATGGGGCAAGGTACCATCATGCCGGAAAAAGAGAAAGAGAAAGACCTAACTAACTTAAAGCTGAATACACAGGGCAATTCTGCACTCAATCAAATTATGATGCAGCAAAATCAGATTGAGGAGCAAAGACTCGCTAACATGGAATTAGCTAATAATCTTACCAATACTGCCATGAATAGCTTGAATGGACTTGCAAACGCTATGATGAATGGTCAAAATTTGGGAGTTGCGTTGGGCGATATGTTCAAAAGGTTAGCTATTGACATTGCACTTGCAGCAGCGAAGGCGGCTATATTTCAGGCGATATTATCAGCAGTTAGTGGTGGTACTGCAAGTGGTGCAGGTGGTGGTGGGTTCTTTAAGATGTTTGGCAAGATGCTCGGCTTTGCCGAAGGTGGTACAGTTACAGGCCCCCGTTCCGGTTATCCTGTAATGCTTCACGGCACAGAACACATTGTAAGACCTGACCAAATGCGGTCAATTATTGCATCCGCATCGCAGATGGGTGGAGGAAATAGCAGGGTAGTGGTGGAGGGTAGAATATCTGGCAATGACATCTTTATAAGCCAAAAAAGAACAAGCTCATTCAGAGCATTAACAACTTAACATGAGTTACGGAAAAAAATATACCCTACAAGCAATCAGCAAATCTGGACTAACCTACACGGCTGAAATTTGGGAGAAAGGATATAGCGGTACAACACATTCAGTAGGCACCGGCCCCTCCCCTTTTGTACTTGACTGCATGGCAACGGGCGACGATCCATTCTCACCGATACTTGCCACTACCTTAACCATTAGAGCCGATTTTACCGACTTTACAGGCCCATTACCGGACTTTCTCACAACGGATGATAAAAAGTACTACGTTAAGTTATTCGCACAGGGAACGACCTATTTTGTGTGGCAGGGGTTTATATTTATGGACACTTTGCAAGTGCCATTTACAACTGGAAGAAACTTTATAGACATCATTTGTGTGGATGGGTTGGCTATACTTAAAAGCACTCCCTACCCATTTACAAGTGCTGATATTAACGAGGGGGAATCAATACTTCGAGTGCTGAAAAATTGCTTTGATTCGATTCAGTTCCCTGAAACTTACTACATCAATTCGTGTGTGAATTATTACGCACAATTTCAAACTACTTCTAATTCACACATTAGAGATAGCTACATCTTGCCAAACGTATGGATGAATAATGACTATTCATTTAAGAGTTGCTATGAGGTGCTTGAAACTATTGCAACGGCATACGGTGCGCAAATATTTCAGTCTGGCGGTGAATGGTGGTTTGCATCCGTAAATGAAAGAGCAGGTGATACATTGAGGGTATTTCGCACAGATAGTTCTATTGCATCCGATACCTTGTTATCGGTGAGCATAAACCGAACATACAAGCCGTGGCAGAACGATACCGTTACACCATTCTACTTTATCAACAATGACCAAAACAAGACAATCTCAAAAGGTTTTCAGTCCATTATATTAACGGGAGATATTGATTTTTCGGGCAATACCGTAATGAATGGCAATATGTCAATCATTACAAGTGGGGTGCCTGACTTCTTTACCCGTACAATAGGGTCAGGTGGTAGCTTTGTAATGAATAGCAATAGCGGTATATCCGGTGCTACATTAATAGCGGGGACGGGTAATACTGATTTAAGAGCCGATTCATGTGGGGATGCATTTGCAGGGGATATACTTGAAGTAGGTTATCAGATTAAAGCAGCCGTAACGGGAAAAATGCTTGTTGAAATTACCGTTGACACTGGGGCAACTACTTACTATTTCAAAAAGACAACAACGGGTACTGAATGGAGTACAACGGCAGGGTTCTATGAAGATGACATTAATAGTACAAGCATGGAATCAAAGACCATTACAACACTTCCATCACCTGTTACTGGCTATGTGCTGATTAAATTTAGGGTATCAAATGGCGGCATTAATGAAGCATTTATAGCCAACATAAAACGTACTTCAAGACCAACGCTTACTGAAAAAAGGGTGGTAAGTAACAATACTTCTTCTAATCAGTACAAAAAGGAAATAAACACTAAAATAGGGTTACCGTTCCCGAAAAATAGCACTACACAGATACAATCAATTGATAATGCTAGTTTAGGCGGTTTAGCATTAGAGAACTTCCAAAGGTTTGGAGGTACTGCAACCTATGCCACTTTGGGCAACCTTCTTTATTCGCAGTTATTTAACATCCTTTCTTTGCCACAAATTAACATGGCATTTACTTCTTACAATGTGTTTAATCAGGCAGGGAATTACATCATAGGGTTGTTGCATAATTTCGGGGTAGAGGATCCGTCAAGTTTGGTCAATGTGAATTCTGCAAGATTTGTCATGAGTACTTGCACCATTGATTACATTAACAATACTTTGTCAGGTACTGCCATGCAGGTATCAAATACGGTGCTGACTTACACGGAAGTAGATACACCAACTGCAACACCATCGGCAACCTGTAAGCAATACACTAACTTAACGGGGAATAATTGGATAGGTTCGTATATCCGGTGTGATGGAATTGCGTTTGCATCCGTAACTTTGCTTCCGGGACAATCAATATGTGCAAGGATATACACGCCTAACACTCAAAGCGGCTCAAATTTAACAATGGGAATAGATTGCGTATGACACCAGTAACCGGACAAAAACTTAACCTTTACAGGTACAATTCAATCGCAATGACCGACAATCTCATTGCATGTGCGAGGACTTGCACCTTTTCGGTAGAGGTTGACTCCATGGAAACGACGAATATTAGTAGTGCGTGGTTTCGGCAGTCAAGACCCGATGTGGCATCATGGTCTATACAAGCGGATGGACTTGTTGTATTAGATGACTATTCGTATTTGTTCATGCTCAATAGCCAACTGAATCGGGAGTTGGTATCGCTTAAATTCGTTATTGACAATGGCACGGCAGGGGGGTTAGTGATAGTATCAGGGTTGGCATGGCTGCAATCCTTCACCATTACTGGTGCAAATAAAGACATCGCAACGTATCAGGTGAACTTTCAGGGTACAGGTGTGTATTCGTTAGCAGGAACATCTGTAACACCAACGGGGATAGTTATACAAGGCACAACAACACAGGTGCTGCAATTTACTGCCGGGGGTGGTGAAACTTCGATAGTTATACCCGGTGGTGCAGGTAAGACAATGATTTACGGT